AAAAGAAGAAAGATGGACTAAACAAGAGACAGCTAAAAACATGGTTACTAAGGTAAAATTTATGTATGAAAATTTACCTTCATGGCTTAAAATAAATGCAGCTGAAAATAACAAATTAAATTTAAGGCTTGATAACGGTTCTCAAATTAAAGCAACATCAGCAAGTAGTGATGCAGGTAGATCAGAAGCAGTATCTTTATTGTTAATTGATGAGGCAGCTTTTATTGATAATATAGGTGAAATATGGGCATCAGCTCAACAAACTCTAGCTACAGGTGGTGGTTGTATTGCTTTAAGTACACCTTATGGTACAGGTAATTGGTTTCACCAAACATGGACAAGGGCGGAAGCTACAGAAAATGATTTTTTACCTATTAAATTACCTTGGTATGTTCATCCTGAAAGAGATGAAGCATGGAGAAAAAAACAAGATGAATTATTAGGTGATCCTAGAATGGCTGCTCAAGAATGTGATTGTGATTTTAGTACTTCTGGTGATATTGTATTTTATAATGAATATATGGAATACTATGAAAAATCTTTTATTAAAGACCCTTTAGAAAGAAGAGGGGTAGATCAAAATTTATGGGTTTGGGAAACCCCAGACTATACAAGATCTTATATTGTAGTAGCTGATGTTTCTAGAGGAGATGGAAAAGATTATTCTGCATTTCATGTTATTGATGTAGAAAATAATGTTCAAGTAGCAGAATATAAAGGACAAATTAATACAAAAGATTATGGGCATTTATTAGTTGGTATTGCTTCAGAATATAATGAAGCTATGTTAATTATAGAAAATGCTAATGTTGGTTGGGCAACAATACAAGTTGCGATTGATAGAAATTATCAAAATTTATATTATTCACAAAAAAGTGACCAGCCAAACGTTAATTCATATTTTGACAAATATCAAGATCATTCAAAAATGGTTCCTGGTTTTACTATGTCTTCAAGAACTAGACCTATGGTTATAGGTAAATTTCAAGAATACATTAGTGATCAAGGAGTTACTATTCAATCTAAAAGATTAATAGAAGAAATGAAAACTTTTATTTGGAGAAATGGAAGACCAGAAGCTCAATCAGGTTACAATGATGATTTAGTTATGGCATTTGGTATCGCTATGTATATTAGAGATACCGCATTAAAGTTTAGACAAAGAGGAATAGATATAACAAAACAAGCCTTAAATAATATGGGCGTTAGTCGAACTCAATACCAAGGTGGTTACGGGTTTTCAAAAGGTGTTGATAATCCTTATCACATTAAAACAGATAAGGGCAAAGAAGACATTGGATGGCTCTTAAGGTAATATTTATAACAATAATTATATATTAAATGGCAGATACAAGCGTATTTTCAAGATTAAAAAGATTATTTTCAACTGATGTTATTATTCGTAATGTTGGAGGAAATCAAATTAAAACCATAGATACTGATCACATACAAAGTAGTGGTAAGTATGAAACAAATGCATTAGTAGATAGATTCAATAGAATTTATACTACACAACCTTCTTCATTATATGGTGCTCAATTTAACTTAAATTATCAATATTTAAGAACAACTTTATATTCAGAATATGATGTAATGGATCAAGATGCTATTATAGCATCAGCACTAGATATTCTATCAGATGAATCTACACTTAAAAATGATATGGGTGAAGTGCTTCAAATTAGAAGTTCTAATGAAGATATACAAAAAATACTTTATAATTTATTTTATGATGTTTTAAATGTAGAATTTAATTTATGGATGTGGATTCGCCAAATGTGTAAGTATGGTGATTTTTTCTTAAAATTAGAAATAGCTGAAAAATTTGGAGTTTATAATGTAATCCCTTATACAGCATATCACATTGAAAGAATAGAAGGACAAAACCCAGATAACCCATCAGAAATAAAATATAGATGGAATCCTGAAGGTTTTGCTGGTAGTTCTTATGGTTATTACAGTGTACCAAATCAAACAGATAATGATAACACAGGTATAACTTATGATAATTATGAAATGGCTCATTTTAGAATGGTTACAGATGTAAATTATCTTCCTTATGGTAGAGCTTATATTGAGCCCGCTAGAAAATTATTTAAACAATATACTTTAATGGAGGATGCAATGTTAATTCATAGAATTGCTCGTGCACCAGAAAAAAGAATATTTTATGTAAATGTTGGAGCTATACCTCCAAACGAAGTAGAAGCATTTATGCAAAAAACTATATCAAATATGAAACGTACTCCTTATATGGATGAAAAAACGGGTGAGTATAATTTAAGATATAATATGCAAAATATGTTAGAAGACTTTTACATACCAGTAAGAGGAAATGACAATGCAACTAAAATTGATACAACACCAGGTTTATCATATGATGGTATTCAAGATGTTGAGTATTTAAGAGATAAATTATTTGCTGCGTTAAAAATACCAAAAGCATTTTTAGGATATGATGAAAATATAGAAGGTAAGGCTACACTAGCAGCAGAAGATATTAGATTTGCACGTACAATTGATAGAATACAAAGAATTATATTATCTGAATTAAATAAAATTGCACTAGTTCACCTATATACCCAAGGTTATACAGCTGAAAGTATGACAAATTTTGAATTATCAATGACTACTCCATCGATAATTTATGATCAAGAAAGAATTGAATTACTTAAATCTAAAGCTGAATTAGCTGGTACTTTATTAGAACAAGGTTTAGTTCCATCTGATTGGATTTACCATAACATTTATCACTTTAGTGAAGACCAATATGATGAGTATAGAGATTTAGCTAGAGAAGATGCTAAACGTCAATTTAGATTAGACCAAATAAAAGCAGAAGGTAATGATCCAGTTACTACTGGTAAATCATATGGTACTCCTCATGATTTAGCTTCATTATATGGTAAAGGTAGAATGTATTCTGACCCAGGTAATGTACCTGATGGTTATAAAGATGATAATCCTAAAGCAGGCCGACCAGTTGATAGCATTACTAATAGGGGTAAACAAGATAATAATTTTGGTAAAGATCCACTAGGAGTTAAAAGAATGAAAGACACTGATAAAAATGAAGGCAGTAGACCATTATCAGAATTTGAAAGTCCTCACGTTACTTATTTAAAGAATAAAGACATTTTTAAATCAATGAACGAGAAAAAGTTGATCTTTGAAGAAGACAAAGACGACTCTAAACTATTAGATGACTCTCAGTTGAAGAGTAACTAATTTATACATATTTATAAATAAATATATTTTTAATGAAAATAAAACATTCTAAGTATAAAAACACTGGTATATTATTTGAATTACTAGTTAGGCAAATAACAGCTGATACTTTAAAAGGTGATGATTCTCCGGCAATCGATTTACTAAAAAATTACTTTGTAAAAACGGGATTGGGTAGAGAATACAAGTTATATGAATCAATATTAAAATCAAAAGTTATATCTGAGGGTAAAGCTAATTCATTAATATCAACAATACTTGAAAATTCAAGAAAGTTCAATAGAACTTCATTGAAAAGACAAAAATATAGTTTAATTAATGAAATTAAAAAACATTATAATTTAGAATCCTTTTTTGGTTCTAAAATAAAAAATTATAAAGAAATAGCTTCAGTTTATACTTTAATAGAAAGTTATAATGCTAAAGACGTTACAGACATTAGTCAAATTAATGATAATAAAGTAACATTATTAGAATTTCTTACTAAAAAACCAGTATCTAAACCAAAAGATCAATTAATTGAAGAATTTTCTTCTTATGATAAAGATTTAAGACAATTAACTTATAGAGTATTATTAGAAAAATTTAATGACAAATATGATAGTTTAAGTATAGAGCAAAAAGAAATACTTAAAGAATTTATATATTCAGTAGATTCCACACCATCATTAAGAGAATTTTATAATAAAAAAGTAAATGCCTTAAAAAATATCTTAACAGAACAATCTGAAAATATTAAAGATAAAGCTACTAAAATTAAAATTAATGAAGTAGCAAAATTATTAACTGAATTAGATAAAACTGACAAAATTGATAATGATAATTTAGTTGATTTGTTACAATATTATGAACTAGTAAAAGAAATTCAAGTAGCAAATGGCAAAGTACAAGTATAAACTTAATGAAATGTCTAAAACTGCTTCACCTGAAGAAGCAGAAAAAGAATTAGGTATCCCTAAAGAAAGATTTAAAGTCGGTCAAGTTAGTTATAGTGATGATGGTCAAAGAAAATCTACAGTTACTAGTATAAACCCTGAAACTGGTGCCGTAGCTTGGAAAATTGATCAATTACCTGGTTTTGATTTATTATATGATGATATTGATGATTTAACAGATACAGCTAAAAGAGTTTATGTTAAAACTAAGGATGATCAAAAATTTAGGGAAATTTATGATGATGTTCGTAAATTAAGAAATAAAGTAAGAACTCATTTAAGAAATGAATACCCAGAACAATATAAAAGAATTACTAGAATAGCTGAAGAAGAAGTAGATGAAGTATCTATGTCAGGAGCTGCAGGTGCTTATTTAACACCTTATGCTTTTAGAAAAAAAGGACAAAAAGCAGACGATGAAGCTTATAAAGAATTAGGATACAAACCAGTTAAAGAAAACTTTTCAGCAGGAGGTAGATCATTAGGGTATTATGAGGAAGATGATGTAAAGATAGATGAAATAATTGATTTAGTTCATGTTAAAGAACCTGATGGTTCATTATATGGTACAGGTTCAGTAGTAAAAGTAGAAAAAGATAAAACATGGGTAAGATTTGATGGTAATACCATTAAAAAATTTGATAGTGATAGAGTAGTACCAGTACAAGAAAGTCAAGATCCGGGAGC